AAGACCTGTAGCGATTTTGTATAAGCCCATAAGCGTGGTGAGTGCCAGAGATAGCGCGACCAAAGTTACCAGCGCCCACAAAATGAGCGTAGTCCACGCCATCGTAATTATGGATTTTGGGGGCTCCATGATTATATTCGTGGTACTCGTCGAACCACTTGTTCGTCTGAAGATGCTTAAAACTAATCCCATACTTACTGCCCTCCAGTCTTGGGTCAAAGCTGATAGCTGTTTTGATACGGTGCTCGTGGTTTCCCTCGAACCCAAACCAAGCTGGCCTCTTACGCTTGTTAATCTTGAAGTAATGACGTAGGCGTTCCTGTGAGTCGTTGTAGTGGTTGATGTCCCGCTCGTAGGACTGACTTACAATAGCCTCAGGCTTGCGTGTATCATAGCTGTTAAGGGACCGCATGTCTGCCCCGTCCCCTAAGTCTACAACGTAGTCAGGTTTGATGTCATACAAGAACTTCCCTAACCAAGTAAACCGTTCATTGTCTGTCTGTGGATCGCTGTGGCCACAAGACCAAACTACTGCTGTCTTACCACCCATCTGGATTCTCCTCATCCTCAAGCCAATTCTCGTCGTCAAGGTCAAGGTATCCGTCACTACCAATATCCTCACAGTCTGCAATAGCCTCAGCCATTGAGTCGTAGTAAATCTCCTCGTCCCACGTATCGCCACCATCAGAGACAAGGCACAGGTTCCACACCATACCCTCCATCTCGTAAGGTCCACTCAGGATTTGTACAATCTTCATTTTGATCTCTCTTTCATCCAATCAACTGGGATTCTCTCATCTGCATAGGGAAAGCCGTGCTTCTTGCACCACGATCCATAGGTAGTCTTAGAGCCCTTACTCAGCCGTGTGTTTGAATTGCTAAACACAAACCTGATGTCCAACTCTGGGTGTTGTTTCTTAACAGCTAAGTGTTTAGCCCTCTCTGATCCAACGAAGCGTCCCTTAGCCTCGATGATGATACCATTGTCAAGAACGAAGTCTGGTGTGTATGTGTGCGGGGCTGACACCCACTTGATCTTTAACGTCTCGTACTCGAAACCTACACCATTCTTCTTTAGCCACGCTGCATTGTCTTGCTCAAGGCCAGACCTAAACCCGGCCTTAAGTGCTGACTGTCTTAGCTTACTTCTTCTGGTGGTTCCCATAGTTGACCCTCCTCACGACGTAACCAGAGTAGCCTAGCATTCTGAACCACCTTATCTGCGTCACCATTGTACTGAGCCACACAACGATCGAACAATTCCCGCTCGGTCTCGGCCCCTGCTAGTATCTTCTTAGCCTTCACTGGACCTATGCCATATAGACCAATGATGTTGTCTGCCGTATCACCCGTAAGGATTTGAGTGTAGAAGAACATAAGGCCCTCCCACTCAGTAACTACCACCCAAGTCTTCTTTCGAAGGTTGTAGTGTATGCAGGGTATCTGTAGCATGTCCTTGTCAACCGAAGCTACTATAGCCTCTGGGCCAAGTTGGGTAGCCCTGATGCCAATAAGGTCATCCGCTTCCTCCCCCTCAGAAACTATAGCACCCCAGTTGTCTATCATATGCTCCCTGATAGCCTGTAGGTGTACTGGTCGTTCAACTCCACTCCTGTTTGCTTTGTAGTTGTCTACAAGGTCGAACCTGAAGTTTCCCTTACCAGTCAGGAATACTTCCATCAGGCTTGGGTCAGGCTCGAACATTGTGTCTTCTAAGAGGTACTCTATGATCTCGTCAATCTTGTCGATAGCGTCCTCTGGGAAGTCATTGTTAGTGCTATAGGCTGCACGGTAGGCAACAATGTCTCCGTCCAACAACAACTTACTCGTCATAGCGGTTGATCAGGCGCTGGAGATACCACATTGCTTTACTGTAGTCCTCCACTTGCTTACCTTTGTAAGGTGCTCGTGTGACGTACTTAATCACATTACCCTCAAAGAAGTCCATGTCCCAACTCTCGATGTAGTCCGCTGTCTCGATCCCCGCTGTGTAGTGGTGGGGGTGGTTTACTCTATCTTCACTCATTTGCTATCCTTCTCCTTAATAAGTGCATCCCATGAGACAGGGAATAGTTCAGACATCTTCTTGCTAATGTTATCTGCAACTAACCTTGTCTCGTATTGTGTGTCACTGGCGTAACGTAAACGGCACATGGCTGCAAAAGCATCAAGGCTACCTGACCAGTACCATTCCGTCATAGTAGACTGTGGCAACACCATACGGGCTTGCTCAGGTGCTACTCCTAGCTTGACCATTTCTTGGTAAGCCTCAAGCGCTACACTGTTCACATCAGTAGGCCAGTCGTTATAACCATCGTCACGATCATAGTAGGCTACGTTAACTACCTCATCAGAAGACCCCTGCTTCTTGTCAGCACTACGACCACGCCATGTGTCAGGCACATAGAACTCAGGTTTATCATCAACGTAGCGACGGCTGATCTCATTCCAACGCAGGAACTTATGCTTGACCAACTGACGTGCTACAAAGATGGGAGCCTTGACGTGGAAGGATGCAAAGGCATGACCAAAGGGGCTGATGTGCTTGTGCTTGGCTAGGTAGCGGATCAGCTTGGCGTCACGGTCAGACAATGTGTTCACACACCTATGGAAGGATATGTGGTCCTCTAGGTGCTGATCCCATTCACTCTTCTTACCAAAGCTGACCCGTGCTGCGTTGACTACTGAAAGGTCACTGCCCATGTGGTCGATCAGTGTTGCATTAATCTGTGTCATCTTTATGCTCCTCATACATGACCTCAAGCAACTCTTGAAACCCATCTGCCATTTCGTTGTGTGCGTCTATAACCAAGTCTAGGTTTTCCTTAGCCTCTTCAAGGTTGAGGAAGAGCCACAAAAGGACCATACACTGTCCAACTATGATAATCTCCAAAAGGTATTCCATGGCTCTTCTCCTTGTCAATTACTGATAGTAGTAGGCGTTAGAACTTGTCTACACCATCGTCCCCTGAGGAACCACCCTCATAAGCTACGTGGTCCAGAACAGCTACCCGTTCGAGGCGGATGGAAGCCCGTGGGCCCTCGCCATAGATCGAGACTTTGACTGCAACCTTAGTGCCGTTTCCAAGTTCCCCGTCCTCAGTGAAGGACCACTTCTTTAAGCCCTCGCCACCTGTGAAGTCGAACACTAGTGGGGCGCCACCGAAGTCCTCAATGCCTGATGGGTGCTTGTTAGGGCGCTTCAGCTTGATGTACTTACCACCCATACCCAGTGAGGTATCCCCCATCTTGATTGTGTCGTGGCCCATTGTGGACTGTGGTGCACCTGCCCCGAAGAAGGTATCAAAGTCTCCATCTGTCTCAGGGTAGAAGTTCATATTAAACTGACCCTCAGTCTTCTCGTGGAAATCCATATTGGCATCCATGTTCTCGTTAAAGATTTTCGCATACGTTACGAAACCTGTCATCTTGATGATTTGTGTCTTAGCCATGTGTAGTTCTCCTAATGATTTGAGATACGCCCGATTGGGATATATTGAACTTTGCAGCTACCTCTCTCTGGGTAGCTAGCGGGTTCTCCAGTTTGTATTTAACTACGGCAGCGGCACGATCCGCATACCGTCCAGTGTTGTCCTTCGATCTGTGCTCTGATCGGGTAAGGACCTCTAGGTGGTTCGTGTTGCAGCACTCCCTATTCTTGCACTTGTGGTTAACCTCATAACCACTCAATATAGGGCCGTTGACCCTCTCCCACTCCATCCGGTGTAGCATAACCAGACGCCCCCCATCCTTGCGGGGTTTGTCTAATACCCTGATGTAGCCGTTTTGGTTCCTGTGCCCCGGCTCCGGAACAATGCAATCAGTGTACTGACGCATAATCGCTACCAAACTGCACGTCCACGTCTAGTGGTACGTTCAGGTTAAACTTGTTATTAGCCATCCTAATTGCCTCCTTTAGTTTGGACTTTAGGTGCTCCTCTTCCCCAACCCTCACAGCAACCACAATCTCGTCGTGCGCTTGGAAGATGGGCCACAGCCCACCAGTGCTCAGAATTGCGATCCAAGTGTCAAAGCAGAAGACCCCCGTTGATTGGTTCAGTGTGGAAAAACGATCCTTGTCGGAGCGTAAGTTGTGCCAAAAGCC